CACATATTGCTCAATAAGAACCGCCACGGTCCTACTCGGGAGATCCCTATCGAATGGAATTACCGTACCCTGACGATGCGTGAGGCATTACCAGACGAGGAGTCACAATGGCCCTAGTCATAGAGGACACCGTGCGCCTGCTGATGGAGTTCGATCTGATGCCGATAGAGAAGTGTGTATCGGAGGATGATGCAGCAGACATTAGGAAGAGTATCCAGAACCTCATCATCAGGTTGGAAAACAGAGGACTACCACCTAATGATCCGCTAAGATATCACGAGACAGGCAGACGCCTAAGTGAGCGGGAACTGTCGATCAAGCTGGAGCAGATCATCCAAGGCTGGGCATCTTGGAGAAAATACAAGCCCAAAAGGAAAGGCAGATATGGCAAGTAAGCGAATCACCAGACGAGCACACAAGGCACTCGACACCCTAGAAGAGGAGAAGGTTATAGAGTTGTACATCAAAGAACGCACGGTGGCTAAGATGCTCTGGCGTGTGAAGGATAAGACGGGGGTAGATGTATCCTCGGGTCTATTCTATCAGTGGCTACACAAAACCGACGAGCGATGGCAGAATTGGCAGGACGCCAAGAGACTTATAGCCGATCTATTAGTCGAAGAGTCGTACAACATTGCCCACAACCATGATCCTGATGAGGTTCAGTCTGCTAGACTTCAGACGTCGGTGAACCAGTGGATCGCTGAGAGGTACAACAAAACAGCATACGGTCGTACTGAAGCCGGTGCGTCAGTCACTATGACATTTAGTGAAGACTTCATAGATGCGCTCAAGGCAAGTAGCGAACGCAGAAGAATAGCACCAGAAGAGGTGCCTGAAACGGACTACGAGATTCTGGATGAGCACGGATGACAGGCTGGCACTTGCGTTAGCCAAGGCAGTAGAATCATACAAGGTATCCAAGGCCCGGAACCGACACACTCGGGAGGGTACCCTAAAGCGTATGAATCTCACTAAGTTGTATCCGGGCTACTATCGTAAACTCAAGAACGGAAACCATGAGTTCATTGGGAAGACAGCCGACGATCATATAGAGGAGTTCCTTGTGTCGGAGGGCTATGAGCGTGGTAGTTCCCTATGGTATCAATTAGCAGAGGTAGTAATGGAGATGGCAGACTTGGGTTGACCCTCGGGGTGCCATCCCTATTTTCAAGCAACGCCCCCATATCAGGTGAATCACTTTGGCGTATAGTGAAATAGATCAAGTCGAGACCGAGGCGGGCGTCGGTATGTCTGAGGAGGACCTTCAGTCTAAGGTCCGGCAATACATACAAGACGCGATACAATTTATAGATGACGAGATCAGTCCGATCCGTGCCAAGGCTACCCGACAATACCTCGGGGAACCATACGGCAACGAGGTCGATGGCAGATCACAGGTCGTGTCTCGGGATATTCGGGATTCTGTCGCAGCATGTCTGCCTAGCCTTATGCGTGTCTTCTTCGGTTCGGAGAAGGTGTGCGAGTTCGTACCCCGCTCGGCTGAAGATGTCGATGCGGCAGAGCAGGCCACGGACTATGTGAACTATGTGATCCGAGAAGACCAGCCGAATGTGGTAGGTCTCTTCTATTCGGTGTTCAAGGACGCACTGATGAATCGGGGTGGTATCGTGAAGTGGTGGTACGACGACTCGATTGATGTGCAGACTCACACATTCGATGGACTGGATGAAGGGCAACTCGCGCTTCTGCTGCAAGAGGAGGGGGTAGAGGCTGTCAGTGTTGAGCCCCAACCGGCTCCGGGTGTCACCCAAGAACAAGCTGCACAGATGGAAGCGCAGGGGATGCCGGTCCCACAGATATACAACGTCGAGCTTCGACGCGAGAGAAAAAGAAACAAGGTCAAGATCGAAACGATGCCTCCAGAGGAGTTCTTTGTGGACGCATCAGCTACCAGTATGGACAACGCTCGGGTGGTCGGGCACAGGACGCTGGCCACAGTCAGTTCCCTTGTTGCGCTCGGGTACGATAAAGATGAACTAGACGAGCACCTCACGGATCAGACTGTCTTCAATGACAACGACGAGTATTGGGCTCGCCATGAGGATACCAGCGCAGAGACGTATGACGTTACACAGAAGCGTGTGCTTTATATCGAGGCGTGGTGCAAGGTCGATTATGATGGAGACGGCATAGCCGAGCTTCGACGTATCTGTACTATAGGCGATGCAATGGAGGTCGTGAACAATGAACCAGCTTCCGACATTCCGTTCGCTGTGTTCCAGACAGACCCTGAGCCCCATGTGTTCTTTGGGGGCGATACAGCATCACTGACCGAGGACCTCCAGAAAATCAAATCTATGGTACTTCGGGGTATGTTGGACTCTCTATCATTCGCACTATATCCTAGGACTGGAGTGGTTGAGGGGATGGTGGATCTAGACGATGTGCTTAACCCAGAAGTGGGTTCGGTCATTAGGATGCGACAGCCCGGAATGGTTCAACAATTAGACGTACCTTTCTTGGGGCGTGACGCCTTTCCTATGGTAGAATATCTGGACAGCATGAAAGAAGATCGCACGGGCATGACCGCTGCCTCACAGGGCTTGGACCCTGATGTACTACAGTCAACTACTCGTGCTGCAGTGAACGCTACTGTGCGTGGTGCGGAACAGAACCTAGAACTCAAGGCTCGGCTGCTGGCAGAGACCGGCTTCAAGCCCATGTTCAAGGGACTGCTGCGTCTGATCGTTCAGCATCAGGACAGGGAACGCATGGTACGCCTACGCAACAACTGGGTGCCTGTAGACCCACGGCTGTGGGACTCGTCTATGGATGTGAGCATCAATGCAGGACTCGGCAGCGGGCAGACAGATGAGAAGCTGGCGGTGCTGCAGGATATCGTTGCCCGTCAGACAGAGGCTGTACAGCAACTCGGGATGGATAACCCGATCTGTGGACTACCAGAGATCAGGAACACACTCGGCAAGATGTTGGAGCTATCAGGGTTCGTTGACACTGAACAGTTCTTCAAGCCTCTACCACCAGGGTGGCAACCACCACCGCCTGAAGACGAGGGTCCGACTCCAGAAGAGCAACTGCTACAGCTACAGCAGATGGATATTCAGGTGAAGGCTGATATCGCCAAGGCGAAGCTGGAGGCCGAGGTGATGAAACAGCGGGCACTCGACAGTCGGGAGCGCATGAGGATCGAAGGTGATCTGGCACTGCGTGAGTTCGATCTGGAAGAGAAGTACCAGAACAAGGTTGACATCGAAGTGCTCAAGGCAGCACTCGCAGAGGAACGCGAACGGGAAGAAGCTGGTTGATCCTGCAGATTCTGTCGGACGAGCGCGGTAAACCCTCAGCGGCTCGGGTACTGCTCGCTGGGTGTCTGCTATTCACAGGGTTCCTGATCCTGTTCGATACCGTGCTGTGGGGTGATGTGAGTAATGCCGTCTATGCACTACTCGGGACAGTGTTCACGGGTTTACTGGCTTGGAGTGCGGGACCTCGTATCGCTCAGTACCTGCTGCCACAGATAGGGGCGGTAGCGCAAGGCATCGGTGCTTCGATAGTTAAGCAACCAAGACAGCCTGATCTTTTAGACAACAGCCCGGAATACCATGAGCGCCACGAGGGCTGACTGGGTAGAAGCATGTAACTCGGAGTTTCTAGCCCAAAGAGTACATAACTTTAGTGCACTGGAGGTTGCAGATGTAGGGCGCAGAGCAGGAGACCGCGAGCTTCAGGCACCAACACTCGACCTCCTTGAAAATGCGATCATGCTGATAGACGTTTTACAGTACATACGGGACGAGGGCGTGAGGTCGCCCGTCCTCATCAACTCGTGGTACAGAGATGAAGAGTACAACAAAAAGATCGGTGGTGTCCCGTGGAGTATGCACCTCACATGTGGAGCCGCTGACATAGTGAAAGTCGGATACACACCATCACAGGTTGCTGATATGCTTGAGGCTCACCCGCTCGCTGATAAGCTGGGCATCGGGAGATACAACACGTTCACACATGTGGACATCCGAGGATGGCTCGGGAGAGAGGCACCAGCGCGGTGGTAAAGTTTGAGCCGAGTCCGTGGCTGCTCGTGATCGCGGTAGGTTTATTGGTTGTGATGCTGCAGCAGAACTCCGAGCGGGCATACTGGCGTGGGATAGCCGACGATACAGCCGAGAGAGTCGAGGTGCAGCAGACCGTTATCGACTCGGTACAGACCCGAGCAGACTCACTAGAAGTGTACCTAGCAGAAGCAGACTCTGTAGCAGATGCTCAGAGGCTCGCTAACGAGCGCGAGGTCGCTAGACTCAACAGAGAGCGAACAGAAGACCGAGAACGCACAGAAGCGATTTCTGAGCGTCTCAGGGCATCCTTGGACTCGATGCAAACAGTTGAACTCGACAGTATTGTATTAGGTTATGAAAACCAGATTGTCTCGCTTTATTCTATTATAGAGGCAGAACGTAAGAATACGATGTCTGAGGCACTCCGTGCCGATGCTGCGAGTGAACTCGTGCTCGGGCTCCGAGAACACATCGGTGAGCTTGAGATCAAGAGCTTCATGCTAGAGGCGCAAGTCAATGCACTGCGTCAGTCGATGAAGCCCAGCCTCGGCCTGAGACTCAAGGCAGACTGGTGGCTGGCCGTAGCCGGATTAGCAGGAGGATATCTACTGTGGGGCACCAACGAGTAATGACCCATGTCATAGCGATATGCGGAGACCTGCACTGCGGGTCTACGGTAGGGCTGTGTCCTCCCGAAGGCATGGAGCTAGATGATGGTGGTCTATATGAACCATCCCCAGCACAGCGTTGGCTCTGGGATTGCTGGGAGCAGTCGTGGGCAATCACCAAGTCATATTCTCGGGGCAAGCATCTCAGTCTGATACTGAACGGTGATCTGATTGATGGCGACCATCACCGTACTGCACAGATCGCCAGCCCACTGACAGGGATACACCTCGGGTGCGCTATGGAATCTCTGAGAGTTCCGCTCGCTCTTAAACCAAAAGCGATACATGTACTGCGTGGCACACCATCACACTCGGGTAGATCAGGCTCCTCGGAAGAGGCTGTCGCTCACGCACTCAGGGATATGTCGTGGCCGATCATCAAGGACCCCGAGACAGATAAGTTCTCATCATATCGCAGACGGCTGGACATCGGGAATGTGCGCCTAGACCTGAGCCACCACGGCAGGATGGGACAACGGGCACACACTCGTGGGTCCTACTCTCGGCTCTATGGTTTCGATATATGGGCAGAACAAATGCTGGAGACCTACACCGCCATGCGACACTCCAATGATCCCCTCAAGATTTTTAACGAAAGGCGTCCTCCCGACATCGCAGTGCGCTCCCATAACCACAAGTACATGGACACAGGGTTCGATCACCGTGGCATCACCCGAGTAATCAGCGCACCAGCGTTTCAGCTTGCGACAGAGTGGATACACAGGATCGCTGCAGAATCTCTGGCAGATATCGGGATAATTCTACTTGGTGTGAATGAGCATGAGATCGAAGTGAAGCCTGTGCTCTTTACTCCAGACAGACCCAAGCCGTTAACTATATGAAGATGACCGAAGCAGATCTCATCGCTGAACTCCAGGCTGCTATTGAGAATGTCGAGTCTCCAGACGATGCGTTCACCACAACGGAGTTGGCTGACTTACTTGGCGTAGGTAATGCTGCGATACGAAAACGGTTGAAGAAACTAAATAAGACAGGCCGCTTGCTCCCAGTACAAATTATGAGAAAGAGCCTAACCGGGGATCTCCGCAAGGTGTGGGGCTATCGTATTCTTCCTGAACAGGAACCAGAAGATGGCTAGCTTATCTGATAAAATCGTCGAGATGGGGTTGGACAACGTTTGTATTATGGACGGCTTCGACGAATGTGCTGTAGGGGTACTAGAGCGCTTCGGCATGGAGCCGATTGTGATTTACGATAAAGCCAAGGTGATCGACAAAATCATGGAAATATCGCCAGGCTGTGACTGGATCAGCGCAAACGAGCATTATGAATTCAACCAACTGGGCGGCTGGCACGGCGAGACTACGCCAGGCTTCATAATTAAGCTACCGAGTAGGGGCACCGATTAGAGTGTGGTTATTTAAGTTGGGCTGTAGTAGCCAGACCACCAGCCGAACCCCCTACACTATTCCAGCTAGATCCCTTCTTAACTTCCCTGTTCGCCGTTGTGAGAGGCCGCTACCCACACCGGCATCCGAAGAGAACGTCAAACATAATGCGTCGGCACAATCTGGACTCGCAAGTCCACGCTTCTTCAGTTCACTCTTGGACTCGATCTTGACCTTACCGGATGAGGTGTAGCTAAACCTCACTGTCGTGAGTTCGTTGCGTAATCTCTCGTCTCGGGGTAGACGCACATCGCGTCCCTCCAGCCAATTCCTGACCTTATACCATAGCTCTGCTCGCAGGTTCAGATACTGCTGCCCGAGTGCTGGACTCTCACTCACATTGATACCGAACGCTGGCAGCCCCAGTTCCCGGAGCCTGTCCACGGCACCGGCACCTATGCCTATAGAGTCAACACAGATCTCTGTAGGCTTCTCGTCTGCTGCCTCAAACTCTGCCATCACTGCACCACACAACTGCATGATATCCAAGTTGCGCCACATACGCAGCGAATCCGTGATCGCGTTGCCTTTACGCTTACAAAGCACAGAAGCGTCGGACCCGAAACGGGCAACATCCAGACCCCATATTATCGGCCCGAATTTTGTAGCTTCCACATCGCGGTTGATCGCACTCTCCACCAACTCTGCACTGATGACTGTATCATCATCACCGCGAGGAAAATCACCGAGTACCCGGATACGGAACGTGTTGGACTCTTCACCATAGCGCATCCTGCACTCTTCAATATACTCCTCACTGACGCGCCCCGAGTCGATGCACGAGACATGGAAGTTTGTCCACCTGTCTGCCAGCTTGCCGAACGTATCATAGAAGTAGCCGGTGCTCCGAACGGGGTTCCCGCACAGCACCATGACTGCATGTTCGCTGGACATGGAACCCGCAGCAGCCTCATAGACCTGCTCGGGTACACCACTCGCTTCATCGACGATCAGCAACACATGACCAGCGTGTATGCCCTGCAGTGCATCAGGTGTTTCTGCGCGTGAGGTTCTGGCGGTTATGATCTGGCGCTCGGGTGCAGCCTCCAGTTCGATCCTATCTTGTTTCACGTTAAACATTTCCTGAAACTCTTTCGGGCTCTCCTTGAGCCACGCCTTCATCTCAGGTAGGAACGCATCGTGAAGCTGTGCCGAGGTAGGAGCAGAGATCACGCACTTGGCGTCCCAGTGTACTGTGATCCACCATAGCGCCATCCACGACAGGCAGGCTGTCTTACCTACACCGTGCCCTGACCTGATGCTGACCCCTCTGTCGCCACGGGCTACGGCTTCCATGACTTGTTGCTGCCACGGGTCTGGCGTGACTCCGAGGATCTTCTCCACAAACAGAGTAGGATCATCCAGCCATGCGTCTTGTGCCGCGCCTATATCCATTCAGTCAGTTGCTCTCTCTTTCATTCGCCATTGCGCCTGCACCCAACAGGCCCATCATTCCATAGAGTGGTTCTCTGCGTATTAGTGCCCGCATCACTTCTGCAGGAGAACGCCCAGTTATCCTAGAGGTGCGTTCAATTGCTTCGTTGACATGTGAGATCATCGGCTTGCCTTCGGTGCCCTTCAAGCCGCCCCATGTTATCCCTTGGAACTCCCGAGGAGACATGTCAAGTGCCCGAGCAACCTCTGCCACAACGTCTTCTATAATGCCATACGCTGGCTTTTCTGGGGCGTTCTTTCTTGTGGGCCACTTGCCACCAAATAACTCTGCCGTCAATTCTCTTTTTAGTTCAGGTAGCTTAGTCTCTTTCATCGGCCTTAGAAGCTCATCAATCTGTTCTAATCTTTGTCGGGGAGGGATGTCCTGCAGGTGATTCCAGAGCATTTGTACCATCGGATCAAATGCCTTCATCATCTGCTCGTCAATTGTAGCACGGCTTAGATCACCGAGGAAGTTCGCCCTGAAGTTGAACCGCTTTGGTGCCTGAGATGCAAGCAGGCCACCAGTTTCTCTCATGGGTCCATGAGGAAGTGCGCGACGGTGCTGTTCTATATTTCCACCGATATACCTGCCTCCTATCGGATACGGCATATCATATGTCGCTGGAGTCTGCATCCCCCTCTCTCTCAAGAAGTTGCCGTAGGCCGCAGATAAGAGGTTCGCTGTCGGATCTGCGCCACCCGTAGTCGCAGCCATCGCGGTTGCGAAGTCTTCATCGAATCGCCTGCGTCCTTCTACCGCTCCCAACTCTTTAATGTATTCCGCCTCAAGTTGTCCCATGCCATACCACATTGAACCTAGCGGATCGTTTTTAGCTTGCTCGAATCCAGCCTTGAGTATCTCGCGGGGGGCAGACGGTTCATAATACATTTTCATATACTTCTCTAGCGTATCCTTTCTTTGAGGTCGCGGGACATCACCCTCTATAGTGTACTTGCTCGGATCGACATCAAAGCGTTCTTCCACATCAAAGAACGGCTCCCAGTTTTCGGCTTCCATGTCTGCCATTATCTGCGCCCGCCGATATGCTAACTGATCTGCTTCTGGGGTTAACACCTTGGACAGATAGGTATCCTTCTTCTTCGGATCTACCTTCCACTGGGGTGGACCCGTCGCCTCATACTCGATGCCTAGGTTGGTGTCTCGGGTAGGATAAACCGGCTCGATGCGCTCTGCTATCACAGTGTGAGCACCTGTACCTGGGACCTCCTTCACAACACGCAGCCCAGCATCCTCAAGCTCTTGCCTGAACTGCTTCATACTCATAGCAACCTGAGTATCAGATGATTCCTTGATATCTTTTCTTGTGGAGATCATCAATTGGCCGTCATCAGATAATGCGCCCGCCAACTGCCTGCCATACATATTGCGGTCAGCTTCCTTGGTTATGACGTTCCAAGCGTAGGAGGAGATGATTTTGTCATAAGTGGGAGCGTATGCCTCTTTGGTGTTATCGGTCACCCTGACATACGGTCGCTTAACCAACTCCGCCTGCATCTTCTCCACGTTCGGAGTATATGGATCGTGGTTTATAACTATCCCTTTCTTTCCTACCGCATCTGCTATAGCGTCGGCACCCGGCATATCAATACCAGACGCAGAGTGAAGCACGACATCACCTTCCTTAATAAATCCTATAGCGATGGCCTTCATTGTGGGTACGCTACCTTTTCCTACTGGTCGCTTAATCGCAGTTTTTCCAGCAGCCGCAGGTATCACACCTGCTGCCATACCATACTTCGCAGCGCCACCACCCATCAGGCCATAGGAGAGCAAGTCTCTCCAGCCGAACTTATCTGGGTCATCGTCTTCGATTGTAGCACCTAGGAGACCTGCACCTCCGCTGTACATCTTTGTGGATACGGGTCTGTGAGGTTGCTCACCACGCATACGGCTTCCCAGATCTTCTGAGATCTCAACCACCGTATTAGGATCAGGATCAGCACCTATGTCGGGACCGTGTTTTCCAGCCAATAGACCTTGTGGCGGATCAGCCATGTCGGATGGCAGATATTTCTCTGCTTGGTCTAGGTCCATTCTCTTGACGGTCGCCCCGAGATCCTTGGACACCTGCTTAATTACTGTCTGAAGAACGGTGTCGTACATGCCTCCGGGGTTGGTGCTCTCACCTTGGTATACTCGGTTGATCTGGGTACCTGTGGGGAACACCACTTCGCGGATACCATTCTGTGCTGCACGTTTCAGAATCTCGCTCACCGCCACACGCAGCCACTGCTCAGTTTGGCGGAACGGAAGCTGGGCTGCATCTACCCCGAAGCTCCTCTGCGCCACAATGTCCTCCACTGACCGACGAACTTCTTGAGGCGTGTTTTTCCATACATGTTGCCTCAACTTATCTTTATTTTTTCTCGTTAGCTGCGGATTCTTTCCGAGACCTGCCTCCTCCAACCACTTGAGTGATACGTCCCTCTCTACCTTCTTCAGATCACCCAGCCCCCACTGCGCCTCGTCTGCGAACCGACGTCCTGCCTCCTCCTTGAGCCTATCCAGATAGTTCTTGTGTATAGCGGCCTGCCTAAATCGTTGGTAGGCATCCGACTGTATCTCATCAACGACTATGCTACTCTGATGGAGTCCATCAGCCCTCCGTTTGCCAACGCCCTGCGGAGTTCTCCTGAACCTGACATGGGCAATAGCCCCAAGATTCCCAAAATGAGACTCATCAAAATCCCTGATACCCGGAAGATCTGACGTAATCTCGAAAGCGTAAGGTGTAAATGGCTCCCAACCCTCATTCAGCCATCCCTTGGATTGGTTACCTATGGAGATGGAGTATTCATCGCTCGACTCTCTTAGGTTATTACGCATCCTATCCAGATCTGCTTGACGCAAATGCTCTGCCTCTAGCCGCACCGCCTCTTCCTTCGTTCCAGGGAAGCTCGTCCACCCTAGGCCCTTGGCCTCCCGCAGTTCATCCATATATCGTTCGAGGGGCTTCACATCTCTCATGTGAGCACCAAGTGCTCCACCCAACATCCTAGCATCAGCCTCCACGACCTTCAGGCCACCATACATATCCTTAATCGAATCCTCTACAATCTCTCGCGGTATGGTGCGATATCGAGGCCAAGGGGTAGGTCCTGATTTGTGGTACGGTAGGGCGGAGAGTACCAAGTCCACCTCGTCGCGCTTCAGACCTTTTTGGCGCGTCAGGTAATCTTCCCAGCCTTCTATTGTCGCAGACTTTGGACCCCCTTGTACGGCTCGCATCACGGGTGAGGTGTAATTGCCTGCTAGGGGTGATTCAACTAATGCAGCCAGATAGCTCTCTGGATACTCTAAAGGTTGATAGGGATACGGCTCCAATGCACTCTGCATCTCTGGTCGCTCTACACCCCACTGGGATGGTGTCTGCCTGATAACCGCATCCTTCACGGCCTTGGGCTTAACCGGAGCCTCTAGGAGGCCAGCAGGTTCCGTAGGTGCGGTCAACAAAGGTCTAGGCTCTGTGCCGGTCAACAAACGTCTGGCCTCTGGCCTACTCAATGGCTGATGAGGCGAGACTCCTTTTATAATGGTGCCCGGTTCCCTCGGTAAAACATCAGAAGACGTAAGTAGGGATGAAGGTGCCGATGGCGTGGGACCTTGGCCTCGTCGATAGGCAGCACCGATTCCACGGAGCGTGGCGTCTGCGACACCACCAAACAAGACATCCGCTAGTCCGGTCTTGACCTTGCTTTCGCCAAGCCATTCGGAAAGTCCTTCTGCGCCCATCATACCCAGCAACCCACCCACACCGGGATCACCACTGGCTGCGTAGGCAATGTCTGCAGGCGAGTAAAGTGCCATATCACTTAACACTGTCCCTAATCGCGTTTGTGGCTTTAGTACCGGCGTTGCTACACGCGCCAAAGACTTGGCAACCTTGTCACCCAGCCCTCGGCTGGCGTAGGCACCAACCCCGCGCCTCACTGCTCCAGTTAGCAGACCACGAGCAGCACCACCACCACCCATATACTCCAGTCCTGTAGTACCGAACTCCCCAATACCTTGAGCCGTCCTAGCTGTCTTAGTCTCAGGAACCGACTCCTGTATCTCCCTGCTTCTATATGTCGCCTGACGCCCTAACTGACGAATCTTCTCAGAATCCAGAAGCTCAGGTGAGCCCATCATCCTTAACGCATTTCCTGCGTACTTATATGCCCTGCTTACGGGTGCTGATGTAATGCCATACATAACATCGTCTAGACGCCCTCTGCTTTCCCTAGCGGGGATTGGGTCCTTCGTTGGGATGAAAGGATCGTCTATCGCTCTCCGTTCTTGCTGCCAATGCCTCGGCAACGCATCCGCTGGCCTGAGCCCGCTTACGTTGCTGTAGTTCATCCAGTCCCCGAGAGTGGAGTCCTGTCTCTGTGACTGTGCCTCTAGCGCATCTTGTAAAAGAGAGGGCTGGGCAGGGGTTGGTCGGTAGTTGGCTGGAACTCTCTGGCCACGAGCTTCTGCCTGCATACGAGCAAACTCCATCTCGCGGAGTCTGCGCTCCCACTCCTCCTCGTCAATCGAGGAAGGGGACAGCAGTGATGGGACCCTATGAGGACCCCAATTCCCACCTAGACGCCAAGGATCAGGAGGCCCGTATCCGTTAGCCATCGGATGCTAGATATTGCTGGAGCGGAGCATCCACCGCTTGAATAAGTATGGAATGTTTTGATAGGCCCAAGCTCCGCCCTTGAGAGCTTGTGCTCCACCAAGGCCGAGTGCTCCTTGCGTCAGTGTACGAGTAATTCTTCTCTGCGCTGCTTCGGCAGGAGATTGCGGTGCATCATCAGCAAACGGGTCATACTGGCTTACTGCGCCTCCTGCGAGACTGAGACCCGTCAGATTCTGAGTCAGGGGGCTCCAATTAACGGGGTAAACCATTTTCGCTACCCCAGACCTAGGCCCTGCTCGGAAACCAGGGTGCGGAATGTTCTCAGGGTTGACCATCCTAGCATTGCCAGCCCTGTCATATCGAAGAACCGGACCTTGGTTCTGTACCCTAGGATAATCTCTCGTTGTGTATCGACCCGTATTAACATCCCGGAGCCGAGGACGTACTGCTGTGCCACCCGATCCCTTGAACTTAGACAGGAATTGCTGACCCTGCTTGGACGCTCGCGCAGCGCGTATACCCTGTCCTCCGTACTTCAATGCAGCCCTACCTACACCGCCTCCTGAATAGAGGGCCGCTCCCGCACCAGCGGTCTTGGCTTGCAAAGCAGCTTGGGGGTCTATCAACCTATGTGCAGTAGCACGTTCCAGATTCTGGCGCTTGCCCTCCGAGTATCCCTTATCATCGAACGGGTTCACTGCTGATACGAGACCCATAACCTCATCACCAATAGGCAGTATCGGATTCTGGCCCGCAGATGTTATGGAGTTGGCCACTTCTCTTCGCAGATCACGATCTACAAACATCTGGAAAGGTGCGCGAACAATATCACCGATTGTAAACTTATCGTCTTCTTTACGGAGCCAAGATCCTACTCTCCCTAGACCTGTAGGTGCTGGACCTATAGACGCTTCTCTATCCTCTGTGTCACCCACGGCCCGGGCGATGCCGGGATGCTCTGCACTTGTAGGATCAACCTGCGGTAGCGCGGCCCGCAGTTCATCTAGGTTGCTATACTCTCCGCCGGTACGAGCTTCGATCTCTTGGTCGATGAGTCCGTACTCTTCATCCATATCCTCTTGGCGCTGGCTATAATACTTTTTAGCCAACTCAACCTGCTCGTGCATCTCGTTCAGTAGGGCAGCTAATTCCTTCGGGTCCATTAGCCGTTCCCTCCTAGCATCCGTGCCCGTCTTTGCGCTGCTGTCTCAAATGCTGGAGGTGCTTGTGCGGGTGTTCCCGTGTTAAGGGTTCCTGGGCCTGGGAGGGCAGGTGTCCCCCCTACTGGTGCGTATGAAGGTGACTGGAACAATAGAGACTGATCTCCCACAACCTCATCTTTCTTGAAACTCGCTTCCCAGTTGCTTAGATGCTTGCCGTCTGGACCCATCGGGTTGTTCGGATTCGGACAGAACGAGGAATCCACACTGCACGGATCTCCGCCACCGGCCATTGTCGCAAGAGCTTTTTCGATATTAGCACGGTTGCGTCTGATTTGAGCTTGACGCGAAGTGCCCATGTTGGGACGTATGAGGAAGTTGTTCACAGCATCCCGTTTCTCTTCTCTATTGTATGCCGCACCCGTAGTCAACCTGAGCCACGCCTCTGCTAATTGACCTACAGCACCCAACATTGTTTGGTCTTTATCAGAGAGCTTGCCGTATGCCCAGTCCGATATAATCGGCCACCCGCGATCCGAAAGATATGCGAGCCCAGATTCACCAATAGTGTAGTCTCCGAGATCTGTGTTTAGCACATCTAGGGCATTACCTGTTGTTGTTAGGAACATCTGAGCCTTACCGATCATCTCTGGGGTGCCAGTTCTGTCATCATCCGCAGACGCCCATGCGTTCGGAATGAGGTCTCCCATAACTAGGTTGTCTGTTATCTGAACTCCAGTCCGAGGGTGTAACGCCGACAGAGGCGATCCTGCTTCCTGCCATACTTTCACCTCAATGATGTTACCAGTCTCAGGATCTCTCCAAAGTCCATCGTGCTGATCGGGTCCTTCGTCTCCTTCCGCTTCAGGTACTTCTGCGAAGCTGTACCCTGGTCCTGCTGGAAGCCAAGTCTGGCCAGCATCCTCGGTACGCTCAATCTGACCAGTCGCTTTATCCCGTCTTAGCGATACAGCCTCTCCTTCTGGCCCAGTACCACGTTCTTCATAATCGTAAGTCGGTGCCGAGGTAGTAGACCCAGATGCTCTGTCCTGAGTATCCTGAAGTAGCCTGATGAGATTCTGGGCGAGTGGGACATCCTTAGCCTCCATCGCCAACGCAATCATCTCCTGAAGGTCCTCGACGGTGAGTTCACCTTCCGCCCTGAGTATCTGTGCTATCTGTGCTCTCAGTGAGGTAGTGCGATCCTCTTGGGCTCCTTCAAGTGCCCGAGCGTCTGCTGCCTGTCCATACTGCTCTGCACCTTGGAAACCTCCAGCCAAACTTGTGGCCCAGTTAGGTGCACGGTTGTATGGAGACACCTGTGCGCCCTGTATCATGCCGATACCCATACCCTGCATACGAGGGAACGCTCGTTGCCAGTTGGTTGGCCCACCACCAGCAGTAGGAGCCGCTGCACCACTAGGTGGGGCCACTACTGGAGGTGCTTGCTGTACGGGTTGTGTGGGTGCTTGTTGCATCGGGGTGCTGGGCATGAGTCGTCTCTCCATCTGTTGCTTTTGACGAGCCTGCTCCTGCATCCCAGCCATCATAGCACGGTACTTGGCTCCGCTATCGCGGCCCATGCCGGTGATCGTGGTACGGCCCGCACCGCCTCGGGGAGCTAGGCTGTTGATATACGAACTCATTACGTCTCTGAATGCCATTAGATTCTCTCTCCACGAGCCATTCGTTGCCAGTGGTCCCACTCATAGGGAGAAGGATTATTTTGTATAGCTTGTTGGGAGAACCCGAGATTGGCGCTCGGTGCTTGGAATCCACCTAGGCTCATCCCAGCTTTGGTAAGTACGTCCCAGTCTAATTGGCGTCCCGGTGCCTTTTCTTGGAGCGGCTCTACAAGCTCGTTCCGTACCCCAGCAGTGGGGTCCATGTCCATCACATCCCACTCTATCGGACCCGAGAACCCTGTCTGTCTAGGAGAGGCTCCCGATTGCATTGCAGGTAGTGGAGGAGGAGGAGTAGCAAATGGATTAACACCTCCCCCCGGAGGAGGAGCCATCCCAGCTTGCATAGGAGGAAGGCCAATTTGCTGACGCCATGCGTTCTGTGCCCTCCCTTGTGTTCTACCCATAGGCCCGCTGGTTAAGAGCCCCGACTGATGTGTTGGATAATGTGGCATGATTAACCTACCGCCTCGAACTGGACGCCGATGGCGTCATAATTCACTCGATAGAATCCATTATGAACATCAACAGCATCTGGGTGATCTATCATAACCTCTTGTGCCATGACGCCCTTATACTTGTCATCGCTCCCTAGATAATTGAACTCGTATGTCTTGAATCCATTTTCCATGCCGATGTATTCTATGTTGTCCTTGAGTCTCTCATCACTACCCATAAAGGAGCCAACCGTACCTGCCGCGCCCAGTAGTCCACCAGCGATCTGGCCAAACATCGAAGGCTTACGCTGATACTGTTGCATCTGAGCCATAGGCTGCATCGCTTGTAGCATCGCAAGCTCTTCCGCTCCGCCCTCTTGGCCACGCAGCCACTGCTCGTAATCCGCAATCGCCTGCTGTTGTCTCGTCTGCTGCTGGGCTTGGCCCATCGCACCCAACTGTCCAGCCGCACCAAACGTGGCCGCTTGCTCCATGCCACCAATGCCTGCCAACTGTTGAGCCAGAGCCATCTGCTGTTGCCTGAACCTGGCTTGGTCATCCATGCCCATGCCCTGCGCCCGTAGACCCATCTCTGCAAGTGCTTGCCTGCGAGCAAATTCGTTTTGTGTCTGCTGGGTAGCAGCGTCCTGACCCATAGTGGCAAGTGCCTGCCTACGGGCAAACTCGTTCTGAGTCTGTTGTGTAGCAGCATCAGCACCAAGCTGTTGTGTCTGCTGTAGTCTCTGAAGATCAAGTTGGGCCTGTTGTGCGCGACGACCAGCCTCCAGTTGCGCCGCCTGACTACCCGTCTGTAGCGCGGCTTGCTGGTTAGCTAATGCCGCCTGTAGACCCAGTTCAGCCGTACGTTGGTCCGCACCGACACCGAGTCTCTGCTGTTGCATGAGTGCTTCGGCCCCTAGTTGCTGTCCTGCTAGTCCAGATTGCTGGAGGCGGTCTGCCGCAGCTTGCTGCCGTTGGGACTCAAGTTGCTGCATTTGCATCATTGCGTTAGTGCCTAACTGCTGGGTCTGCATACCAGCGGCTTGCTGACGCTGTAAGTCTGCTTCCATACGATCTGCCGCATCGGTGTATCCTTTCCTGCGGATCTCAGCGATACGGGCGAGCATGGCTGTTTCTTGCTCTGCGCGTGGGATATCGCCTCTGGTGCCCCAAGCCTTGGACTCCGCTCTACGAGCTTGCTCTTCGTTCTGCGCTCTCGCGTAGTCCAGTTGTGCTGCTGTTACCTGTGCGCCTACACCACCAGCATCCATATAGGCTTCAATCGGTGTGGTTTGCCGTGTTGTGACATTGCCTTCCGCATCTGTCTCAGTCACAGTTTGTGGTGTAAACCCTGCTGGACCTCCCAAGAATGAGGCACCTGTAAATGCGTCTGGTGTGCCTTCGCCGTAGAAACCTTTATCCGAGATCTGTGCTGGTGTGTAGCCTAGCTCCGACAATTGTTCTGGTGACAGGTCTTTATAGATAGACGGTATATCAGTAGCACTGTATGCCTCTCTCGTTTCACCCGTTCCAGGCACAAGCGCATCTGCTGTTACTTCCTCATATTCTGGTCTGAATGTGCCCTCATCGACAATTCTCTCACCAGTTTCAGGGTCATACGATACCGTTTGCCACGGTTCTAGCGCAGCGATTCCAGTCTGTGCGGCATTTGGTGCGGTTCCTGTCCCTGCTGGTGCCAAACCATGCCATCCTGCTGCGTGATATCTTCCCTCTGCGTCGTAATGATCTGGCAAGAATGCTCCTGTACCAGCAGCCGTATCAAGCCCCTGCCAGCCATCCGCTCCAAGGAACTGATTGTAGCTAGGATCACCAACCGCACCACCTTCCATCAGCATACGGCGTGTCGCGGTTCTTGCATCCTCGATCTCGCCTATACCCACTCCTGCCGTAGGGCGACTTAGGTCGGATGTTAAAAGCCCCCTTACTGTAGTTCCAGCAAGATCCCCTGGAAGGCCATGATCTGCTGGTGCCCCACTGCGGCGAAGGTAATCCTCCCCTGATGTGCGTGTAGGGAGATTCTGGGCACCAAATGGTGTGGCAGGCGTGTCCCATATATTCTGCTCGTATGGAGGTCTTTCACCTTCTGTATATCCGACACCCCACGGGTCCCACGGACCCATCCAGTCAGTGCCACCATGCCCTGGCTGTGCGATTTGCCTCTCGTCTAATCCCGCCTTGCTCGTTGTAGCGGTTATCTCATCTGGCCTGGGAACAGGATATCCATCCGGCTCATAGGGAGTTGTCCCATACTGCGCCCGTCGTGCCCATTCCCCTGGCTGTATATATCTCTTTACACCAGTAATCTCGTCAATATCGAACTGACCTAACGCTTCCAGTTCGTCATCAGTTAGATCACCACCACCATCGCCCTCATCCCTTCCTATCCCATCTCCTGCCGTGTAAACACCACCACCCCACGCCATACTCGCATCCCCACCTTCGGGTGGTGCACCAGTACGAAGGCGACCAGCTTGATATCCGGGCTGGAAATACTGACCCGGTGCATAACCAGATTGGCCATATTGGAAATTAGACTGCGGAGCACCTAAGGGACGCCGGTAGTCTTGGAAGCCTAGGCTTTGATATCCATAGGCACCCTTACCAAGTATCTTGTCTGCCAGATATTGCTGACCAGTCTGTGACATCCCAGTGAGACCGGGCACCATCTGGCTTCCGTAGCCGTATTCCTGCTGGAACGGTTGTCCTGCTGCAAAGCGTTCTGCGTTCTGCCACAGATGTTCCTGCCTACGCTGGGTCGCAGGATCAGCCGCTGTTTTGCCTGTTACTTCTAGGCTTGGTCCTGATCCCATGTTAGTCCCCTATATCCTTAATCATCACGACATTCTTGTAGTCGTACCCGTATGTACGAAGAACTCTTTGCCAGCCTTTGCGTCCCACCACCTCAATGCCACTACACCCGTTCTGCTCTGCGTGGAAGTCTGCTCCTGCGAGGACGCCTTCGATGCTGGCGTCCATGTCTCCACCGACAAGCCAGATCTGGAGCAGTCTCCTGCGAGGATACTCATGCACAGTGAATATGGCCACTCCACTTTTGAGTGGGTAGAAGATCGCTTTCTTTGTCTTAATGTTTTCAAATACGTCATCAATCGTGTGCAGATCACCGCTACGCCGGAGTGCTTCCACAAGGAGCGGTTTGCTCTTTTCCCACCAGTATTGGAATCTCTCATTATCAACATCCACTATAGCGCGGTAGTGCCTAGGTTACCCGAGTTGTCCACCGTAACGCTGTATCTGTTGCCGTTGGGTGCAACTAAAATTAACCGCTCGTTATTGGCTAGGTCTACGTCCTCAAAATGCTTGAAATTCGACTTATCTGCGTCCTCTAGATCGACCGTGCGGCTAACCTCGTACTTGAGCCAGTGCTTCATGTCAGGCACATAGGTCGAAGCCTGTGGATCGAACTTTTTAGGAGGCGAGCCTAGACGCAGGCGCATTACCCGTGACGGTGCAGATACACTCATCGTCTTGCACCTGGCTGCATCTCAAGGCGTGGCACACCCAGACGCCATGAATTAGCTGACTCTGATGTACACTTCATCCTCGCTGTGCGTCCTGTAAAACGGACAGAGGTAGGAGCAGCCATCGTATACGGTCCATGCGTGGTATCGCTATCAGTTGGGTACATCCTAGTATAGAACGTGGTTTCGATGTCGCCCAAAGTGGTCACATCGGGTATCAGACTCGTAGCAGACAGGATTCTATCGCCGTCACCTAACTGAATCGGCCCAGATTCTACATAAGGCACCTGTGCAGTCTTATAGGTGACAACGGGTTCAGCACCAGAACGGTCTATCTCATCCACATCCTGATAGGTTCCACCTATCTCCTGCTCGTATGGGTTTCCTGCCGCATCGAACAGAATCGGCAGTTGGAATATGCCACGCGAGGTAGTTGCTGTACGGGCTAATGTCCCTACGGACCAGTGATCTTCCAGATAATTGTAGGCCACATAGGAGTCTATCTCGATACCTTCTGGATAGAACCACACCATCTCATGAAATAGGGTATTGTGCCACACTACGACCTTGGACGCTTGTGATTCGTTCATCTGTGTGACGATATAGTCCTCTACATCACACGCAATCGTGGTCACATAGCCGTCGTACTTGAAGAATCCCTGTGCGCTTCTGCCCATCCAGTATGCGGTGTTACCAGCAACGCCCACAGCGTTGATGCAGACGGGTCCACAGTTGTCTCCTACACGATCAAACTGATACGCATAAGGCAGACCAACGAACGTAGCCGTGTGTGCGTCATCGGTAGTAAAGATCAGCACCTGACCACGCACCTTCACTGCACCCAGCAAATCACCCTTGGTTTCAAGCATATGATCGCCAGCCAGGTTGGTCGATGTAGCTGTCCAATCGGTATTATCCTCTGAATCCGACCAGAACACTCTGCGCCTGTCCCTATCTGTTTCCACTGGATCGGCTTCCAGTGTGCCACCGAACACCATGTGGATGCGCTCACTCGTCACAATATTGGCAATCGCATACTCTGGTGAGTTGGCGACCTGCGCCGCTATCGTACCAGTAGGCACACCAACACTAACGTCCCACTGATATACCTTGCCGTCGCTCGGCATAACACCGACTAAATCCTCACCCCATAGGTCTAGACTCCAAATATCTGCTGGTATAGGAGTACCCAGGTCAGGTCGAGAATCACCGTATGACGAGTGTCCGTAGCTGGAATTGCCATATCCCGTATTGGGATCAGCGTTGATTCTGCCTGTAGTAAAGCCCGAAGGAGTTATGTCGAATAAAGACGCAGCGTCATCATAAACATAGAGCTTGCCTGCGCTGCCAGTTACCATCCATCTGCGGAACCTGTTGTCCATCCATGTCAGTGCAGTGCGTGGGGGGCCAGTATCATCATCGCCGCCAATATCAGAACGTGCCGCATAGGTTGCGAAGCCCCATGTACGCCAGCCGCCGACAGGCCCAAGCCCACCGACAGACCAGCGCATGAGATCGCTGTCGAACCAACGTCCCCTAGCCTGATAGAGTGTACCGTTCTTCCATAACCCAGGCTGAAATTCAAGAGGGATATACTGCGGCGCAGGCATAGACTAGGTGATGATTCCGTTGTCTGACTTTCTGACGATCAAATGAGGACTCTCTCCACCCAGTTCACCGCTCACGATGTCCATACCACCGAGTCCCATAGCCACTAAAGCGAATTGTATGCGCTCTTGGACCTCCTTGGACTGCGCGAACAGTTGAGCAAGCATTTCAGCCTGATCTACCTGTATACTGAAAGGCTTACCCTCTTCTGGGATAGCACCATTGGTTGGTGTGATGAGATCCGCACCTTCGACTACTGGTCCGTTGTCCTTCTTAGCCATTTCCTGACCTTTCCTTGAGGTTAATAATTTCGACTTCAGTTTTCGTAATTCTCTGCCCATGCTCATCTACCTTCTCGTCTAAACGATTACAGATTCGTTCAATAGATTGGATGCTCTGACGGGCACCGTTCAGTCCAGCCCTCACCCCACCGTATGCCGCGCCTGCGGCGAGTGGTGCAGCGAGAAGCGATAGTAAAGTAGCCACAGGCTCAATCTCCATCACCTTCGTTCCAGGGAAGCTCGTCGCCTCGCATCGTTTCGTGAGTGGGCGTGACTTGTTCAGCGATATTGGCTGCGAGTGATGCCTCTAGGGCCTCGACGCCATCCTCGCCCAGATCCTCTTCCACCCAACCTTCGACATCAGATTGAGTTAAATCCTCGTATGGAATCCAGGGATCACCTTCTTCCCATGTCACACTTGAGGTGCCGATAGACGAAGCCGTGTGCGGTGGATCTTCCTCATCCGTAGCTGAATACCGCCAGTGAATTACCATCACGATATCGGTGTGGTCGTCTGCGTCAGGCCCGAGTTCTACGTCGAGAGCCGAAAACGACCATGAGTATGATATTGCCATTATTCTTCTTCCTCTGGTTCTGGTTTCTCAGGCTCGACAATCACATGGCCGTCATCATCGGTCCAATCGGTTTCCATCATGTGTGGATCACAGCGTTCTGCTACGACCATCCAACTTACTGTGTCATCTGAGTCAGTTGCCTCACACTCCACCGTGAGAGTGTTCCCTTCGACTGAGCCACGCACCGAACTCCAGCCTGTATCATTCTGTATCCAGCACTGCGGATCACGGCACAGAAGCTCCCATGTGCCTTCAGTCATGCCAGCCGCATCGTCCAAGTCCACTTGAGCATAGCCACCAGAAAGATCGACTGTGCCTCTGTAAATTAGGTCAGCTTTTGGTCCTTCGATAAACGAGTGAACGAGGTCGTGGGTTTCGCTTTTTGATGGTAGTGGGTGGTCGATCCTGAAGGAACCAGAACTCTTAGAAAAGGCACCATCAATACGACAGGTGCCGTTGACTTGAAGCATATAGCCAGGACTCAGGTTTCCTATACCGACGCCATTTTGGTTGACACAGATGGCAGTATCTTCAAACAGAGTATTGGCGGTGTTGGAATCATTGATCCCCATAGCCAACCTTCTGTCACCCTGAATTCCGTAATTGATAAGTGCAGCATGATTCGACGTATCCTGCCCGTCGAGCAAGATGGAGGCTCCGCCATCATCATTGGAGATAATTAGGTCAGCGACAGTGTTGTCATAGCCTGAATCGTAGGTGGATCTGCCTAGACAAACCGCGCCATCGACTTCCAATTTGAAGTCTGGTAATGTGGTCCCGATGCCGACTTTTCCATCTCCAACGGTAAATGTCACACCAGTAGATGAACCAGCACCGAAGTTCATTTTATCTCCGTTATGGAGATAATCTATAAAGCCGCCAGTTGTGCTACCGTTGTCATAGAACTTTATCATACCAGATCTATTTGTGGCTGCGGCGTCGAATATGATTTTTGGGTCGCCACCAGCGTCAGACTTAATCCTCAACACTGGATCTACCATATTCGCGATGTCGACTTTGTATGCGGGAGCGTTTGTCCCGATCCCAATTTGCTGTTCGTCGTCAATCGTCATCGCACGGGTGCTTGCGTAGCTTCCGCCACCTGTACTCTTGCCAGTGT